CTCCTGTGAAGAAAAACAGGTTATAATCTTCTCCTATTGCCCCATATTCGTTTATAATTGCGAATATATCTCTCTCGCCAGCTTCCGAGGGATTGTCCACTAGGGCTGTGGCTTCATATCCCATTTCTCTCGATATAATTGCTGCATGTGTTGCTGCAAATCTCTGATTTGCATACCATGGTAATTCAAAATCGCAAACATTTCCTTGCACAGGATTTGACATTTGACTTCCATTCCAACTATAGTCATGATCAAAATCAAATGCATGTACACCACCGGGATCTCGGCCATACAACTGCATTATCACATCAGATAACGTGTTGTTATTGCCACGGGACACCTTCAAGGATGTGGAGGCCCACTGCTGACCATTGCCTACTGTGGCTGGTAATAGTTTAAATCTATACGCACCACGCCAACCAGCAAAGCAATTGTAAATCAGAGAATATGGTGTGAAAGGACCTAGAAAAATTCCGCCTGACACATCTGGGTAAGGTATATCTGGCATATACGCATATGCATTTCCTGAGAAATAGAGTGACGCGAAAAAATTGTTAGGAATAGTCTGATTAATCATAATTGATCGTCTCAGAGTATATCTTTTCAATATGGTTCGCCAAGATTTCACAGATTCACCTGATGTGAAAATACTCGTCGTCGCAGGCATATGCGGCGCGCCGACTGTTCCTAAATCATTAGTTTCTTCAGCTGCATTCTGTGGACCATCTTGTACATCACCCATAGTTCCTGATTGGGGCTTGAGACCCGCTGGCGCCGGTGGTGGTGCTGGTGCTGCTTGAGGCTGCATTGTGAGATTCTTCAGTTGATCCTGATTAGGTCCCCACACTTCCATGTCATCTGACGAAGCGTGCACCATTACAGTAATAGGACTAGTGTTATCACCCGAACTAACCAATGTATTCAATACATAGCAAGTCAATACTCCATTATCAACTCCTGAAACTGCGGATATTGGGGCACCATTAAGATGCATACCCAATTCACCACTAGCTATAGGATTTGGAATATCAAGGGCAGTTTGACTTGAACCCCATCCGACAGTGATTGAAAAATCTCTCTCTTTGGCGATATCAACTACCTTGGAATACGTCACATTACTCTCTGGTGGAACGGATGTAGGATTCAGATCTGGAGTAGTTGGTTCCCAGACAAAAAGTAATCTGCCTTTATGGTAACCTGAGGCCACCACGGAAAATCGATATGTCATAGAACCACGCCAATATCTAAATGGTAAAGCACACAGTGCGGTTGTTGTCAGAGCATATCCTGCTGCAGACCCAAGATATGTATCTCGCCTATACACATATGGGTTTACTCTTACAGAGAATAATGCTTGATTGATTACTGAGGAAAAACTCCATGTGAAATTCGCAAATAGAGTAGGCTTCTTCATAAGATAATCGAAATCCATTTCATCCTGAGAACCCAGACCCACTGTACGAGGATCCAATGTCACTTCCTGTTTGCTCGTAAAAGCCAGGGTTGTGGCTGTATCTTCCTGATCAGTGGATGCTAAATCACCAGTTTGCCATACTCGCCGATTTTTCGTTCCCTCAATAATCCGAGGTCTAGAGTATCCAAACATCTGAGCTATAGATCCCATAGCACTGGCCGCCATCTGGGTGGCCATAGCATAAGGTCCAATCACTGGTGCTTTAGACATCTTTCCCGCTATCGCTGCTACAATATTTGCAGGCCTTGATATAGGCCCAGAACCAAATTCATCACCAGATTGTGGCAGCAATCCACCTATGTTCGATTGAGTTGGTGTAGATAATGAAACATCTGTAACCCATGCATACATCGTAAGGGTCAAAGATTGCGTGTTAGATTGAGCATGTTGCAAACCTACTGGGCTGTAGATCCAGAGATTGCCTAACGTATCAGGATTTCCTGATATAAGATCAAAATGATCATCAGGGTAAAAGAACGGTAGTACCATTTCGCCAGCTTGCGATGTACATGCATCGATCCAAATGTGCGGTCTCATTGTAGCACCAGGGTAATCTAACCACGAAGTCGCTTGACTTGTGAATGGATTCAATGTCCAAGGTGTATAAGAAGCAAACGCGCGACCCCAATAAAAAGAATTACCATTAAGAATGAACTTTACATGAAGTTTACCGCGAAAATTTTTGAAATTGGACAAACGATTCGCAACACGCTTGTTCCGCATCCAAAGTGACCATACTCGCAGACCTGGGACATCCAGTCCGCCTCCAACAGTCCATGTGCTTGCGGCAATTTTTACCGGTCGGGCAAAGAAATCTTCCAAAGATTCAATGCTTTGGGTGGTATTCATACGAGTTTCATCATTGATTTCACTCTCCACAACACACGTGTAATTAGGGTCGGATTCGAAGAATTCTGTTATCTTCTCTTTCTGGTCCTCCTGAC